AATTAGCAATTAAGATTGGTCAGATATTTGATCAGGAGCTAGGCAATTTAAACCCATTCCGATCTAAAACCCTTGGGGAATTCCACAAAGATGGCTCTAAGATTTTAGCGAATCTAGAAAAGCAAAAGCTTATTCGCACAGATGTCTTCCGAGACTCTGGAACAAGCTCTCCAATCGATATTGTTACGGGTAGACCTGCGGCTGATAAAACGCTCCGGGGAACTTCCGTATTTAAACAAATACAGATAATCGATGGAGATCTCCGCCAGCTTCAAATTGCTCACGCAAAAACTCGTGCAGCTAGGAGGTTTGGAGTCTACAATAATCGTGACAAGGTTTATGCTCGTGCGGGTCAAAAAGAGTATTATGATGCTCGTGGCCGCAAAACAAAAATGCCAGTTGTATCTGAAAAAGTATACCCTGACTATGACCCCAAGCAGATTGACCGTGAAATGGCTCAAATGCTTAATCATGCTAACTCTGTGAAGTATCAAGTTGATAATGACTTTTTTGACTTTGCTGAAGAGGTAATCTACTTTAAGGCCAAACGTGCAGGTGACTCTAAGTTGCTAGAACAAAACGAATGGAAGAAGTTATTTATAGATGCTAGAGGTAATGATGGTCGTGGGGTACTTGCTACTGCCAAGTTCCATAGACAAAGAAATCAAAGTTTCTCAGTTGACGCTTCAATCGATTTCCGTGGGCGTGTATATCATCGTGGCTTATTGACTCCAACTAAAGGGGAAACTGTACGCCCGTTTTTAAATACGGCGAAGGGTGTTTCTATTACTCCAAATGCGGTCGAAGAGCTTATGACTCAAATTGGTGCTGCAACAGGTGCTGCTACCGAAGTACTAACTGTAAAAGGTAGACTAAGGGCCTTTAAGGCTATTGAGCAAGATCTGCTAGAACTTGGCGGCTATATGCTAGATAAGCCTTCTCAACGTGCAGGACAAGTCCGAAAGTTTATTGCTAAAACCCACCAAATGGGTCTTGATGATGAACACATAGGTAAGGTCTCTCGGCTTGCTCTAGAATACACTCGTATATACCGACATATGGACGGTAAAATGTTTACTGATAAGTCTAAGTGGAGTTCCACAGACATTAAAAAGTTAGCTCAGTACAAGACTAAAATGATGATCGAAAATGATGCTAGTTCTTCTGGTGCTCAAATCATCGCCCTGTCTACTAAAGACCGTGCTGCCGCTGACCTGTCTAATGTTGTTCAGACTTCAAGTAAACAAAGACTATACGATGAGATTGCTAAGAGGACTGTTAATGACCCTGAGTTTTTAGCTATACCTGAACTTGCTGAGTTGGACCTGGATTGGTCAGACCTTATGAAGGCCGCTAAAAATCAAAACATGGTTACATTCTATGGTGCTGGTGACGCCACCAAAGCTAATAACGTTTCTAATGCCTTTGCAAAAGTATTAGCGAGTAAAGGTAAGGTGACTATTTCTGCTAAAGAAGTAGATAAGTTTAAGAAAGCCATTGATGCTAAGATTAGCTTCGAAATGGACAGAAAGAATTGGGCACGTATTGACGAACTACGTGACATAAAGAAAAACGTGGTACTAGCTTCCAAAGACGGGAAGCCTATTACAGAATCCCTGCACGACATTGCTAAGGCAGAGTTTAGAGATGGGATTAAGAGTTCAGAAGAGATGCATACTTTTCTATACAAACTTAAAGACGAGACGGGAGACCTTGTAGGCACTCGTGTTTTTGAGAAAGTATCTAAAATTATGACTCGCTATCTTGAAGAAGAAGTTCCTGTGACCGGGAAGTTTATCAAGTTCTGGAAAGACGTAGCAAAAGATTACGTTGCAGAATCTGGTTCAGTTGATATTCCTTGGGTTACTTTTGATGGTAAAACAATGATGCAACGCTACCGTGTCAAGGAACAAGTAAGAATTGACTTTACAGACCCAGTCACTGGGCAAAAGGTCTTTAATATTTACGAGACTCCCTCTCGTGATGGTAAGCTGCTATCACAACAATCAATACAGGACGCTGCTATTGGATTAGGGGTTAATGGGAACCACAGCAATGACGCCGTGCTCGTAAGAAGATTTCACCTTTGGGGGCGAAAGAATAATGTCGATACTGGTACAATCCACGATGCGTTCTTTACAAACTTAGGTGACGCAGTAAATGCGAAATTTGCCTTAAGACAACTATATGCTGATGCATTAAAGTCGGGGACAATAGAACAAACTCTCAAGGCTATGAGAGACTCTGGCATGTCAAGAGCGACATACCGGAAATACGTACAACGTGCCAAACAGGACGGACTTTTAAAGTCTGGTCCAGAGGCGCTAACCTACCGGGAAATCCTAGAGCCGATTAAGGACGGGAATGACTGGTATGGTATCGGACCATAGGTTGTACCTATGTTTGATATAAACTATTTAAAGTGTCTGTGACACACAATCATATTTAATTCTAGCTGTGCTAGGAAAGGAATTATCATGGAAAATCAAGTAGAGAATGAAGTAGTAAATGAAGAAGAAGAGACTGTAGAATCAACTGAGAAAGTTGAAGAAACAGTAGAAGCTCCTAAAACACCTGAAAATGATCTGGAGGCTATCGTAAATGAGCGACTAGCCAAGATGAAAGAAAACATGGACCGTATGGCCAAAGAGCGTGATGACGCACTAAAGCTAAAAGCAGACCTCGAAGCTAAAAGCAAAGAGGACGCAATTGCCCGTATGAAAGAAGAAGGCAAAATGCAGGAAGCTCTAGAAATGGAACTTGCAGACGCCAAAGCCAAATTAGCATCTTATCAAGAGCAGAATACAAAACTCTCTCGTGATAATGTTCTAAATCAGGCTTTAGCTGGTATGGAATTCCGTAATGAAAAATCTCGTGATATGGCTCGCCGTGAAATTGTTGAATCATTAATTCAGAGTGAAGAGGGTGCTTGGGTACATTCTTCCGGTATGACTATCTCAGACTTTGTTGAGTCTTATGCTAAATCCGAAGACAACTCTTTCTTGTTCCGCCCTAAAAATAACAGCGGAGCAGGTACTGGTACTCCTGCAGGGGCACCATCAACTGAGCAGAAAAAGGCCATTAGCCAAATGACTACTCAAGAAATTTTAGCTCTTGCAGCTAAAGGCCAACTAGGTAATTTTAACCTATAAGAACACTATATACAGCTATAAAGGAATTATAAAATGGCTATCTCAAATACAGACTTCCAGAATATCGCTCTGGCAATCTCCGCATACGGTGACGAGGCCTACACAAAGGCTAAGAAACTTAACGGCACAGGCATTGTTGCTGCTGATCAGCGCATCGACCTCTCCGGTGAATCTTTCATCGGCCAGTTCCGTTGGTACAAACCACTCTCAGCAACAGTAAACGTTGCTTCTTTGTCTTCCGCAACAGACGGTACATACACAGGTATTTCAACTGACGTTGCCGACTTTGTGAAAACAGTTCGTACCTTTGGTGCAGAACAAGTAAACATGCAAGAAGTTGTATCTAAGCAAGACGGTCTGGCGAAAATCGCTCGTGATTTTGCTGAAGTACGTGCACAAGACGAGCATGACGCTCTGTTGGCAGTGCTCAAAGGTGTAGCCGCTAAAGAGGTTAGCCTCGGTTCTACTTCTGGTATCGTAGACTTCGACACAGACGCAGACGCCGCTGGTGTTGGTTCCTTCGTAGACGTTAACGCTGAAGGTCTGCACGGCGCTGCAGCTACTGGCGCTTCTGACGCACGTAAACTCTTTGACTCCACTGCAATGGGCGCTGCCCGTGGTGAGCGTTTGTTCCGCTCCATCGGTGCTGCATTCAAAGACTATGAGCCAGACTTTATGTACATGGTTACTTCCCCTGAAGTTATGGCCGAAATGCGTGCTGCTAACTTGGTTGACGACACTACTGTTACTGAAGGTAACATTGAGTTCACAACTATCTTTGGTGGTAAATTCCGCTTGATCATGACCCGTGCAAACCAAGGTAACTTGGCTGCAGAGGCTGAAGTAAACGCACAATCCACAAAGACTACCTTCATTATCAAGCCAGGTTCTGTAGCTTCTGCTGCTATGCCAATCCCAACACCTGTTGAAGTAGACCGTGCAGCGGCTTCTTACATGGGCGGTGGCTCTACAAATGTATGGTATCGCTGGGGCTATGCAATGCACCCAATGGGTTATGACTGGGCTGGTTCAACAACTGCCTTTGCAACTAACTCAACTATGGGCGCAGCTGCTTCGTATGCACGTAAAATGGACGCATTGAACTTGGGCATCTTGCCTATCTTCCACGCTTAACTATGATAAGAGAGTGAACTAATGGCACTTGTACTTAATACAAACAGTTATGTAGAAATAGCAGATGCTGATACATACTTTGAGACTCGTATTGATAGTGCCAACTGGTTTGACGCTACAGACGAAATCAAAGAACAGGCACTCGTTACTGCTACTCAGTTAGTAGATGACCATGCTTGGATTGGGTCTGCTGTTAGTTCCTCTCAGGCTTTAGCTTGGCCTCGTAAAAATGCTATTTATGTTGATGATCGTTTAGGTCTTCAAGTTACAGTAGCACAAGACGAGATCCCAAGTCGTGTTAAAACCGCTGTCTATGAACAGGCATTACATCTTGTAAATAATGAAGACCTACTGGCAGGTACTACTCAAACTTTTGAGAGTATCTCCGTAGGCTCTATTAGCCTTACAGATAGTAATAGCGATGTTACAAGAACTTCCATTAAGCCTTCTGTAGTCATGAAGCCTATTAGGCCTTTACTTCGCAGAGGCACTACCGGGCAGGGCTCCGGATGGTGGAGGGCGAACTAATGTCACTAAACGCTAAAATCCGTGCTGCTGTAAATAAAGCTTTTATGGCCGTAGGAGATTTAGTTGTTACTGGGACACTTTCCTCTCGCAAAGTCTCTAACTACGATTTCGCTAATCGGGGCGTAGTTTCTTCCGTGTCAACTTCTTCTGTAGAAGTTATAATTCAGTCAACTCAAAAGCCTTCTGGTGATGGGTTTACGGTTACGGCACTAATGAAATTCGGCCCGGACTTATCTGTTTACGACACCCTTACTGTAGGTAGCGATATCTACAATATTGCTGATTACTCTGACGATGGTTTCTTAGTAACTGCAATACTTGTTAAGGAGAGATCGTAATGTTTGATAATGTATTAGCTGATATCGAAGAAGTCTTTGGCGGAGCAGTTTGGAATGCTAACAGCATACCTACATTCCCTATGAACTACCAAGGTAGCATAGGAACAAATGTTCAAGAATTTGTTCGTTTGAATGTACTGCCGAGCGCAAGTAACAACTATGCCTATGATGACAAGAAAAAGACAACGGGGCTAATTGCAGTAAAAATGTTTGTAAAAGCAGGTGATGGTCAGGGCCGACTCATGGCAATTGCTGATCTTTTAGACATTGTACTCCAAAACAAAACACTGCCCAACGGCACAAGCCTTGGAACATCATATTTAACAATAGAAGGGTTAGATCCTTCTAATAATTCGCTTTACAGCGCATCTTATTTCATTCCATTTACACTATACGGAGAATAAAAATGGCACATATTTCATCACTCGGTGCGGGTATCTTTACATACCTGGACCTCTTCAAAGGCACAATCCCAGCTGGCACTGATACTGCAG